TTTCAGGGTCAAACTTCGCCTCCTCCATCTTCACAAGGACTTCTATTTGTTTATATAATTCCTTGTTGTTAATGTTATGTTTTGATGGCTCCCAATTGGCAAGATTTGCCACTGTATCAGGGACATTGGTGCGCCTGCCTTTTTTGAGGTAGGCTATCTTTTGGCTAATATCCTCTAATGCGAGGATTTCCTCTAATGTCTTCGGTGTTTCCATATCGTTATCCTTTCTTGATTATTCTGTATTGCTTTCCGTGTATTCTTTCTAAATTTTGCATATAAGCAAAAGCTGAATGTGGATGGTTTGCGACAAACACATCTTGAAAACCTATTAAGCCCTTTTTCTGAACTGCATACATATCGTTATCCTGTTTATCGGGCGAACGCAGCTGCGATGTCGCCCTTTGGTTTCAATATCTTTCCCAACAGCTGACCAAGCACATAATATCGGACAGCGTCTATTCCGTGGTTCCAAGCATCTATCGGCTGGTTGATATAGTTGCCGTCTTTGTCTTTGTCCCACACATAATTACGGTACTCTTTAAGGAGGTTATACGACCTCTCCGTAACAAATATATGGTCAAAGGACAACATCTTGTCAATACCTGCAATGATTGAGTTTCCACTCTTATCAACCGGGTAAATCTTGACCCCTGCATTGTGTATCTCCTGTATCAATCGTGGGTCGGCACTCTCGGAGAACACCTTTAGGTCGCCATATTTGCGCAATTCCTTAATAATATCGGAAGAAAGCATACCCGTGCGGTAAAACAGCTCATCAAGATACAAGTCATTATCAATGATACCACACAATATTCCTGCGCTTGGGTCGTGGGTAAAGCCGAAATCTTGCCCCAAAGCCACTTTCTTACACCACTTGGGGAAATCCTTAACAACACCTATTTTCTTGAAGACCGCACCCTCTGCTACGTCTGCCCACCTGCCCATGACGGTGTGGGCGTATTTCTCGGGGTTGTTTATTTTCATATTCTCCACCTCCTTGATAAACTCGGGAGAAAGGTTTTCGGCATTATCCAAATATGTAGTATGGATGTGTAGTACATTCGGATGAGTGCTTATCTGTACAGGTACGCCATCAAATTCTACCTCCTTGTAGGTGTTCTCAATGAAACGCTTATAAACCCAATGATTGTTGTCGGTTGGGTTCATGACGATTATTATTCGGTTCTGAATGCCTTTCTGTCTGATGGAGAGCATGATAGTTTCAAACTCCCTTTCCGAAACCCACTCTTCCGCCTCATCGACAACGAATGTCGTAATACCGTGGATAGATTTCAGCTTTGCCGTCTGATTGCCGCTTGACGTCTTAATACCTCTAAACATGACAGCACCGCCACTACGGAGGTTCTTTACGTCCGTCTTGGTGTGAGTGTACCATTTCGCATTGCCGTCAAGTTCCACCTTTTCCATAAACTCGGGGATAACAGACATAGAAGCCGACACCATTGTATAGCGAGTATAGAGTATCTGATGAACTATCCTCTTTGCAAGAGTTGGGTGCTTTACCTCAAACAACAGACGCTCGATGAAAGTGGAAACATTGAAACTCTTTCCACTGCCACGCCCTCCTGTAACCAAGATAATGAATTTATCCTTATTGTGGTATAACGGAGCGTATATCTGCTGTGGGCAAATTCTATTCATTCGTGTTGTCGGTCATCCACTTATCAATGTCGATACCATTCTCGGAATATAGTGTATCTTCATCGTCTTGTTTCTTCTCCAACTTGCGCCATGTTGGGTCGTGATGATAGAGTAGGGTAGCGATAGCTTGCATATTAGGAGGTAGTTCCATTTCGGACTCTTGCACTACCGCCTTATCGGTAAGCGTCACCCATCCTGTACCCCCACAATAGGGGCATTTCTTGTCCGCTCCCATGCACTCGCACTTGTCTTGGACATACTTAACAATTTTGGATTTCGTTTTCTTTCCACCAAACGCACCTTTAATGTATGCGCCGCGGAGTAAGGCCACTATTTCTGTGCGACCATGCGCTAACACCCTATAAATTTCACTACCACGGACTTTATTTTGTTCTTCATTCCATCCTTGGTAATTGCCATTTTTCATTGCCCCAAACACATCAGCGGACAAGTTCAATTTATTTGCTATCTCCTCGTCCGTGTAACCATTCATAGCAAGCTGTTCAATGAGCTTGTAGAAATCGGGACTATCGTAGTCGTGTTTGGGTTTTGCCATAACTTTTTATGTTTATAATTTGCTTTTATCAAATGTTCTCGTTATCTTTGCAATAGATTGATGGTCGCATCGGTAGCGAGGCTTCCCAAAAGGCAGCATATTGCAAGGTTCAACTCCTTTGCCAATCTACTTAGGGGCTTAGTTGCCCCTATTTTATTTTCTTATATTGACCTGCGTTCATATTCTCTTTTTGCACCACTCCGATAGATACCACTTTATTGTAATAGCGTTTACCTATCTCTTGATTTGGCTCTATTACAACTTTTAGTACCTTACTTTTAGAGTATTTTACGCTTGATACATAGATTAGGCGATTTCTATTTTTGTCTATATAAACATTTTTCGGCCTCTTCACTGCTGCTTCCACCATTCTAAATCTATGCACATTTACCGTTGCACCTTTTTGTTTCTTTTTGTGATTCCGATATTTCAATATCACTTTATCGGTAATGGCAGCAAGATTGGATTTCACAACTATCCCTTTCTTTGAGAGGTCTCTTAAGTATGCTTTATTTATCTTTCCAAAAACATACACCGACTTTCTTACTCTCCCACTTGCGAGAACTTTGTCCGCAAAGCCTTGTAGGTCTCTTGTGTATCTCCGCTTGCTGCCATTTAAGCCGTAAATCAATATTCCTTCACCCATTATCCTGCTACTGCACCACGAGAGGCGCGTCGTTTAAGAAGATAGCCATTTGTCTGATGCCTTTCTTTTGGAGCAAATGGATTAAGCCTATTACCACTTCTTACGGCACTACTTACACGACCTGCCGCACGAAAGAATTTGCCAGCACTCACTCCTGTATTATGAGTGTAAGATTGTATTCTTCCAATTTGTGCCTTTACTTCTGCTGAATTTTTATATCTTTTTCTTGCCATATCTATTCAGTTAAAAGAGTTTCTATCTTTTCAGAAAATACTTCACCTTTAAGAAACTTATCGTCTGGGCTAAATCCAAACTTCTCGCAGAACTCTGCCTTTGCATCCCAACTATCAAACGAAAGCATAAGATAAGCGTCTATATTGGCTGCCGCTTTTGTTGCCGCTTGTTTCACTTCCTCTTTTACCTGCTTCATGTGAGCAACCTTTTCAGCTCTCTCGGACTGCTTCTGTGCTATCTCGGCTTGGTGTTCTTCCCTGACTGGTTCCATAAGCTCGTCAAGCTCGCCTGCGATGGTACTTTCTTCCTCTGTTTGGAAATGGAAGTCCACGCCGATGATGTCGAGGTCTTGTTCTGTCAGACCTGCGTCCTTGTAGTCGATGTCGGGGATGAGTTCACGAAGAGCATCATAGTCCCATTCGCCCTGCGCTGATGGGTTGTTGAGTAAGATTAAAAGTTCTTTCTCTTCTTTCTCCTCAACATCTATCAAGTCTACCGGGATAAGATAGTCGTTCTCTTTCGTTTCGGGATTATACTTCTGTATTTCGTCCATTACCGAAAACCGTTGATGTCCGCTGACAAGTGTGTATCCTGTCCGCTTGTTCACCACGATGCCTCCGACCATGCCAAACTTCTTTATACCACGTTTGAGGGCCTTGCGGTTCTCATCCGAAATCATACGAGGGTTATTCTCATGGAGTTTTATCTGTGAGCGTTTGAGTTCTACGCTCTCCGATGTGAAGT